TATGACAAGGGATCAATTCGTATACTATCCAGCACTATCTTGTTCACGGATTAAGAAGCATTATACTGGTGACATATCATACGCAAAGGTAGCATTAGAGTTAGGTGTAAGTCTTCACCATCAGTTGTTAGACCTTAGACCTGAAGATATGAACCTTGAAGCATATAGTGTACACAAGGCAATATCTAACCATCCAGTAGCAAAGAGAATAATGAGTGGTGCAATCAATGAGCATCCAATGATTAAGGAAGTTCAAATTGGTAGACATACAATACAAGGTAAGGCAATGTTCGATATATATAATAAGCAACTTAACGTGATTGCAGACATCAAAACAACATCAGCTAAGACCTTAGATGTTTTTGGACAAGATATGACCAAACACTACAATCATATTCAAGCAGTATGGTATAGTCTAATTGCTGGTATTGACCCTAAGAACTTCTACTACATTGGTGTGACTGCAAGGTCTAAGAGAAGTGGCAGCACATCAGATAGCATCTTAGTATATCGTCACAACGACCACGAGATAGCAGATGCCTACAAACTGATTACTGGATACCTTGATGTAAATATTAATGAACTAAAATCAAACTTTAACTCATCATACAAATCTTGAACAAATGAAAAGTAAATCAACAATTGAAAGTCTATTATTTATTCTCAGTAGTCATCAAAGATTAAATAGAGAATGCCCTGAAGTAATTGATATCATTGAAAATTATGTAAATATTGAAAAGATGCATATTGCATCTGCTTGGAATGATGGGTATTGGTTAGGTAAGAATGGTTTTATTCTTGAAAATTATAGCAATGGTAGTGAGTATTATGAACAGATATATAATGTAATCAATGAAGATAGTATCAAGGAGTAATTATGATTTGTTGTTAGGTTTTAATCCTTGTGAGATATTCACTTATTACAATGTGACTGAGATGCACGGATTGAATCTTAAAGACTGCAATAATCACAATAACACCCAAAAATCATCATATATTGCTGGGTGGTGTAATATAATCCCAAACTCAGATAGGCATTATGTTTTTATCAATCTTAGCAGATGTAATACAGAGATTGAGACATTTGGATTAGTAATGCACGAATTGATGCATCTTAGTTTTGATTTGCATACAGATGAAGAAGAATTGATTACTTGGGCTGAGAATGAATCTTATCAAGTATTTGAACTAATAAAAAACTATAGGACTAATGAAGGCTGAAATTATACAACACATCGAATATCTTACTGATAAGTCAATGAGATTTAAGGAGATTGAAGAAAGGTATACAATAGCAGTCAACAGATGGTTTTTGTGTTGTGGCGATCTTCCATCGTCACAGATTGCTAACTATCTTGGATTGAATAATCATAAGTTAACTATCTTGATTCAGAATAGAATGTCAATAATGACTGGTGTAGAATTGAAAGATGAAGCACCAAAGGTTGAGGTCACCTATTCACAAAAAGAGTTAGAAAGACTATACCCTAAGTCATACAGATTTGAATGGATGCCAGTATACGAATTAGACTACTATCTTTACCTTGCAAACAATTCAAGAAGTCAACTAATCCACAACTACAAACTTTTTCTAAATGAGTCACGAAGCAGAGATTTACAAGGTCATAGCAAGGTATCTAAGCATTAAGTATCCTAAGTTGATATTTAGATTTGATTTTGCTGCTGGACTCTACCTGAGTCCTTATATGGCAAATAAGCATAGGTCTCAAAATCCAATCAAAGGTTATCCTGATCTATTCATTGCATTACCTCGTGGTAACTTTGCTGGTCTATTTATTGAAATCAAAACAGATAAGGCTAACCCATTTAAGAAAGATGGTACATTGAAAGCTAATGAGCATACAGAGAGACAAGCAGAGGTATTGAAAGCATTGAATGAAGTAGGTTATGCTGCACTATTTTCTACTGGTGTAGACGAAACTATCAAAGTAATTGAATCATACATAAATCAATAAAAAATTGACACGATGTCAATGGGGTGGGCGGTTGTTAGAAATACAAAATAAATTAAGGGACTAATTGAACTGCCCACTTTTTAAATTTGCAAATAATAATTAATAATAAACACAACTAACATGAAAAATCAAACAAAACTATTTGAAGAAAAATTAGAATTCATTAATGTTGAATCTGTAATAGGTTCAGGTTATGAAAATCAAGTTGCTAAACTTGCAATTGAAGACAAGGTAGCATATCGTGCAGCGAGAAAAAATATGCAAATACATTCAGCAATCATTTTAAAAATTAATGATGAGTTTGCTGGATTCTTTACCTATCAAATTAATCACCAGGCTGGTGAGTTTTGCTTATTGCAATCTGCAATGGATTTGAACAAAAAAGATAAAGTCATTTATAGCCAAATGGTAAATGAAATAATTAAGCAAAATACATTTGACTATCCAATGGTTATGACGGTAAGTCAAAAGCATGATTTAGAAAATCCAAAAGTATTTTCTGCAATAGGTTTTAAAGAGTATTTAAATCTAAGCGGATATTCATACATGGTATATGGTGAATTGAGTCAAGTAAGAATGAAAAGACTTGCTCATGCTACAATGACAAATGTTTGGAATTCAACTAAAGGAGATTGGTTGAAAATGAAAAAAGAGTGGAATGAAAAAATTGAAAAGGCTGGTGAAAGGAATGGTGTTATAAATCCAAAATATGCATCACGGGAAGGTGCTTGGATGGGTGACAATGGAATGTCTAATGTTGTTTTAGCTACTCAAGAAATTAATGAGGATGGTGAAATAGTAAATAAAAAAGGTAAGTCATTTAATGGTAATGTATCAGTATTAGATCCAGTAGCTTGTGAGGTAATACTTAGATTCTTTATGCCTAAAGATGGTGTTAGAGTTTATAATCCATTTGGTGGTGGTGTTCAATTTGGTTTTGTTACTGGAGATTGTGGTTATGAATATCTTTCAAGTGAAATAAGACAAAACCAATGTGATGCTAATAATGCAATATGTAAAGACTTTTATAATACTAAATGGTTAAAGTCAGATAGTTCAGAATTTGAACCTAAACAAAAATATGATTTAGTATTTACTTGCCCACCATACTATCAAGTAGAAGATTATTTAGATTATGATGGTAAGCCACCAGTTGGAGAATTAAATTCAATACCAACATACAATGAATTTAGAGACACTCTTTTTAAAGGATATAAAAAGGCAATTGATTCACTAAATGATAATTGTTTCTTTGTAGTAATGACTGGAGATAGTAGAGATAAAAATGGTGGTTATTATGGATGCGAGGCTGAACATGAGATATTCTTTAAAGAGCAAGGTCTACATATTTATAATAAGATTGTTTATTTAGAATGTGAGTTCACAAGACTTGCTCATGCAAAAAGAACTTTACATTATCGTAAGTTTCCAAAAAGAGAACAAAAGATATTGATATTTTATAAGGGAGATATGTCTAAGATTAAAGATAGACACATCAATATAGGTAGATTATAATGAGAGAATACTCAAATAAAATATCAGTAACCAAAAATTCAAGGGGTATCTATTCATTAGATACCTCTATTGGTTGTGCAAGTGGAATGAAAAATGAAGATGGTGGTTGTTATAATGATTGCTATGCTGCTAAGTCTGCTAAGTTGTATGGATATGATTTCAGTAAAACTATATTGCGTTCATTTGTAAATGAAAAACATCGATTAAAAGTTGTTTCTCAAATCAATAAAATAAAACTTGATTTTATAAGAATAGGTACAAGTGGTGACCCATCTGAAAACTGGAATCATACAATATCAATAATGAAACAAATTGATATGTGTAATAAACAGATAGTTATAATTACAAAGCATTGGACTAATCTAAGTATTGAACAACTTGAATATTTAGCTACAATCAATGTTTGTATCAATACATCTGTTTCAGCATTAGATAAACCACATTTGTTAAGTAATAGCATTGACCAGTATAACATCTTAAAAAAGTATTGTAAATCAATTTTAAGAATTGTTTCATGTGACTTTAATTTATCAAATGAGTTAGGAAATAAACTATCTATTATTCAAAATGAGTTATTTAAAAATGATGATATAATTGATACAATTTTAAGACTTAATAAAAAAAATGAATTAATTAAAAATGGAATTATAAATGTAAAGGAATCAACATTTTTAGGTAAGAAAGCATTGATAAGTAAGTTTAATAGAAATACATATTTTGGTAAGTGTCAAAATTGCCATGAGATGTGTGGGGTATCAATAAAACCAAAAGAGGTATTATATCCAACTAAAAAAGGAACTATTAAACAATTGAAACTATTCAATAAAAATGCTTAAATTAGCACCACTCAAAGGTAGAATCTTGGGTGTATTGTAAAACATTGTTGCCGTATGGTGACTGCGAGACTAAGAGTAAAATCAAGGTCGATTCTACCGCAGTCCTCGTACGGCTTTTTTTATTGTTATGAAGAAATCATTTCTACTCTATTGTGATTTAAAGCACACCATTGATAAGTTACCTGATGAAACTGCTGGTAGGTTGCTCAAGTTGATTCTTGACTATGCTAATGGAGATTTCAATGAGCCTAATGACTTATTGCTACAAGTAGTATTTGAGCCTATCAAACAATCATTGATTAGAGACTTAGAAAAATACGATGCTAAAGTAATTCGTAATAGAGAGAATGGTTCTAAGGGTGGTAGACCATCTAAAGAAGATAACCCACAAAAACCCACTGGGTTAAATAATAACCCACTAAAAGCCAAAAAAGCCGATAGTGATAGTGATAATGATAGTGATAGTGATAGTGATAATGGTAATGATATTATTAAAATAGCTAAAGCACATACATTTAAGTCTTATTCAAATCAAGACTTAATCAATCAAATTAAACCACTAATAGAGAAGTATGGTAAGGATACTTGTAATGCATTTTACTCTTATTGGTCTGAACCATTAGCAAATGGTAAAATGAGATTGACTAATGAAAAGGCTTGGGACACTAACAGAAGATTATCTACTTGGAAACAAAGAGAAAAACAACCTACTAACACCTTTGTCAAACAACCACAACCAGTATTTAATCGTTCATCACAAGGTCAACACTATGTAGGTGACGATGTCAAATAATTGTACGTATAAAAAACCAAAATCAGTACGTACAAAAAAATAATTAAAAATAATTTGATAGATGTATTGCGTATTCAAAATAAGTATATATTTGCCTATCAATAAATCACTAATCAATTACTAAATCAATCGTTATGAACATTCAAAACTCTTTACCAAATCGTGCAAAAATTAATACTAAAAGTAATTTTAGAAATCTTAATGGAACTATTCAAAATGTCTATGAAATAATTGGCACTCGTGTTACTTGTCTTATTAAAATAGATGGTAGAACGCAACAAGTAGACTTTAATATTTCTGAAATATCAGAATATTTTTATAACGCATAACAAATAATCAAGGGTGGCTAACAACCACCCACTTTACTTTAACCAATGACTAATCCACAACAAGCACTTATAGGTATCTTGATGACTGGTGAAACACATCAGGAAATAATGCCACAATTAGGTGAGCATCTCTTCAATGAGGTGCTTACCTCACGATGTTATTCAGTAATCAAGAAAACGATTGACAAAGGTCTCACTCCTAACTTGGTCAATTTCTTTATGACTGCCAATGACATTGATAAGTTTACACCTAAAGAAACATCTGAGATTGTGATGTGGTCAAACAACTTGACCTATAATGAACCAGTCAATGAATACATTGCTATCTTAAAAGATAATCACATCAAGAGGTCAATAGCATCAATCGTAACTGAGCAATCATTAGGTCTAAGTAATACTGATGGATTCACAACTGCTACATCAATCATCAAGTCATTGACCAGCCTACTTGATACTGGAAGCAATTCAGATAACATTATTAACTTATCTGACCTTACCAATGATGAACGTGAGGCATACTATCGTAGGGCAGCACTAACACTATCAGGTAAGACTACTGGTCTTGAGACTGGTCTTAAGTCACTTAATAAGTTTACTGGTGGTTTTCATCCTGAGTTCATAATCATAGCTGGTAGACCAAGTATGGGTAAAACTGCATTAGCATTATTTCATGGAATGAAAAGTGGTGAGGCTGGTATCTACTTCAACCTTGAAATGAATAAGAGCCAACTATGTCAAAGGTTAATACTTCAAGATGCTGGTGACTCAATACATTCATCAAGATTACGTGATGGTAACCTAAGTCAATCTGAACTCCATTCATTTGAAAAGACTATTGGAAGTATTGAGAAAGCACCATTCTTGATTTACGATAAGGCAAGATGTGGTGTACACGAGGCAATAAGAGTAATGAAGAAAGAGCATCGTAAAGGCAGATGCAAGTGGGCAATCATTGACTACTTACAATTGATGACCATAGAAGGGTTCAAAGGTGGCAATAGAGAGGCAGAGGTAGCTGAGATAAGTAGAACATTAAAAGCAGCACAGAAAGAACTTGGCATACCAATTATAGCACTTGCTCAGTTGAGCAGAGAAGTTGAAAAGAGACCTGATAAAAAACCAATACTATCTGATTTACGTGAATCAGGTTCATTAGAGCAAGATGCAGACTCAGTTGCTTTTGTATGGAGACCATCATACTATGGATTGAATGATGATAATGGTAATCCATACACCAATCACATTTTCTATTTATTTGAGAAACATCGTCAAGGTGCTACTGGTATAGTTGAGTTCAGACATTCACCTAACATGACCAACTTTACTGATGTGGTTACACATGATATTGGAAGTACATACTTACCACAACCTAAAGACCTAAGACATTATGCAGACAAAGACTGGGATAAAGAAACCAATGAACCTTTCTGAGCCACTACCTTGTGAGTTCAACTACTACGAAATAAGAGGTGGTAAGTGCGAATTTGCTAAGGTCTATCATGGTAAGATATTCTGTACTAATAAAAAATGTAAATGATGGAGTTAAATAATAATAAATATTTCTCAATACATAGTGTAAATGCATTAGAGAAAAAAGAGTTCAGTATTGTTGTAGCTAATATTGAAAATACAATTGAAAAAATTGAATTAGCAAGATACCTATACCCAATTGAAGATTTTCACATTGAATATCATAACTACAAAATAGATATGCGTGTTACAATAAAGTAAAACGTAATCATATAATCACTATATTTGTTGACTATGGAACTAAAAAAGAAAGATAATAGAGGTGGTAAGAGACTTGGTGCTGGGCATCCATTCAAGTATGGTGAACGCACAATCAATATCACATTCAGAATACCAACATCGCATAAGGAACTAATCAAGGTAATGGTTAAAGAATATCTTGATAAGGTTAGTGCTGAACACAAAACAATTAAACCAACTAAATCTGAACACTATGGCTGCTGAACAATCGGTTATTGAATTAATCTTTGAAAGACAAAATGAAATGAACATTGATGATTTTATTCAATGGCTCAATACCAACTATGAAGAGTTAAAGTCTCAGCATAAGATGGAAGTAATGGGTGCTTATGAGTGTGGACTTGAAGATAGCGAAACAGAAAGGTATGCTCCGAAGGCATCATTAGACTTTTATAATGAGTTCTATGGATAAGAGACAAACTGCAATTGAATGGTTGGTTGAACAAGTATTCAATGATATTGATTTAAAAGATTCAATCTTAAAGTTAGCAATCAGTCAGGCGAAAGAATTAGAGAAGCAACAGATGAAAGATTTCGTAACTACATTCCTTAGTAGTGCATCTCCAGCAGTAAATAATTTTATTAGAGACGAATTTGAAAGATACTACAACGAAACCTATGGACAATAACCTACTACTTATACCTTGTGCAATTGAATCTGTTTCTACAAGACGAGATAAAACATTAAAGGTAGTGATAGGTACACAAGAACTATCTCCAGCAAAGGCTGCTGAGTTATTCAACCAATGGACATCAGGTGTAGGTGTAATGGCATTTAAAGGTGAGGCATTCAATTACAATGATGAAGAGTTACTCAAGTCAATCAAGATAGATGCTGAAGAGATGGGTAGTAAGAC